TAATCCGGGTAGCCAGTTGGGCCACGGTTAGAGTTGCGGCGCCTGCGGCGACTGCGCTTGGTGTGGGTTGGGCATTGAACTGAATTTCACCAGTATTGCCGTCACCGACTTGATAACCACCAGAACCATTAGGGAGAGCCATGATAAATCCTTAAAAAATGTTGAGAAGCCCCCGAAGGGGCGTTCAATTTAGCCCCAAAGACGGCAAGCCATCTGAGGACGAATAGTGCCAAAACCGTACAAAACGTCAATACGGCAAGGCATACGGTCATTGTTAATATCGTACTGGCGAACCACACGAAGCGAGATACCGTTATGGTTTGCGCGAGCAGCCATATCTACCCCCTGGGGCATGAGGAGGTCAGCCGTAGCAAATGTTATTGCGTCCTTGTGGTAAATAAGATTCTGCGGATAGCCAGTAGAAGCAGTACCAACAAACGTCACGGCAGCGTTGTCAGCAGGGAAACTGTCAACGGTAGCCAAGGCGCTGGCGCTGGTGTAGATTGCTGGGCTGATTGCAATGCTAGTCCATGAACCGCTGGATGCGGTATTTGTAGCGGTACAAACAAACTGTTGCAACGAACCAGTTGACTCACGGGTTTGTGGGTTAACTGCGTACACACCGGCAATGGTAAATACGTCACCAGCCACAACGGTTGCAGAACCAGTACCGCCGTCAATGCTGATCGTTGCTTGGCCTTGGGTGCTAACAGCACCATTAACCAAGATCGTGTCGGCAGTAGACCGTGTACCAGTGGTGTGAACCTTGATGGATTGGCTCATGTTGACTTCATCAAACCCAAGCACACCAGTACCCATCATGCCGTTCTTGAACTGGCGTGACACGGTATCGGTGGGGTTAAACAAGCCCTTCATGCCTTCAACCAGACCAGCGTTAGCGGCAGGATTGACGGTAGCGTAGCGCGGCGACATAACAGCAGCGTTCTCGTTCAGCTTCTGCTGGGCTTGCAACAGCACCAGTGAAGTAGCTGGAGTCGTGCCAGGAGTGCCAACGGTCGAGTAGATCGACTTGTAGGCGTTAGCAACGTCTGCGTCAATGCTGGAGGCCAACTGAGAGATACGGGGCTTGAGAACCCGTTCTGCAAAGTCGTCCAACTGCATGGTCAGTTCAGCGGAGGTAAAGTTTACGCCGATGTGCTTCTGGCTGGCAACAGTAAGGGTTGTGAACTGCTCGTTGTCGTCCTGAACTTGCAGGGCGGCACCGTCAGTAACCAGAGCGCGGTCAGGCAGGCGGATACGCAGGGTAGAACCGATTTTGGCACCGTTAACAGCGAAGCTGTCATCGTACTGTCGGTTTACGTTGCGGGTGATTACCAGGTTGTTCTCAAGAATCTCAAGAGCTTTCCGGGTAATCATGTCAATGGTAAGAATGCTATTAGCCACGATTTTTCCTTAGAAACAAATTAAAACTTACGCGCCTGCAACGCTTTCATTTGTCGCGCTCTGTCGGCCTCAATCCACTGGCTGGTTGTCATGGTCTTGGTAGACCGTGGATCAGTCGTGTCATAAGACCCAGAACCCACCCCTCGGGCGGTGACTGGTGAAATCGGTTCAGGCGCACCAGAAGTGCGTTTTTGAACGGGGTTATCGGCTAACTTAGCCTCAAGCCGTCCAAGCTCTTTTGCCTGCAAAATAGGCGATAGTCGAGAAATACGATCTGCCTCTTTCGGATTTGAGCCAAGGTGATAAACCAAGTCAGGCCCAATGTCCGACGATTGAATCGTCTGTGCCATCACGGTCGTTATCTTCAGATTCGGGTTGTAGGCAACTTGTTCAAAGTCGCTGTACTTAGACCGAGCCGTTTCTTCACGCTCATGATAGTTATCAAGAATCTCAGCTTGCTGTTTCTGAATCTCCCGTTGCTCAATCAGCTTATAAGCCTTGGCTTCTGCGTAAGCATCAACCGACTCAAACTGATCTTGCGGCGGTAAGTCCACTGCCACTGCTGGCGCAGGCTGTCGCTCTCGTTCCCACTTTCGCTGTTCTCTTGCGAGACGTTTTCCAATTGCGGCATCAAGTTCTTCTTGTGTGAAGGTCTTGGGAGCCTCAACTTCCGGCGTTTCAACTACAGGTTCTGGTGTGGCCGCCGTGGCTTCCAGTTCCGTCGCGGGGGCTAATTCCGCTGATTGCTCTACTTCTGACATTTTGAATCCTGAGATTCCCTGGTCATTGGGCCAGTACAAATATTATAGACCTTCCCCCGGCGTTATGTAAAGCACACAGGAAGAAGCCGCAGTTGCGGTGAAATACCAAGTTGGCGGGAAGCTAAACACTTCTACAGCGCCAGCCACAATGGGCATGGCATTGCCGGTTGTTGTAACTGCCGCAGCGTTAGTTGCCGCAATAGCGGCAGTTGCACCAGCCCCTAAAAATGCGGTTATTGAACCAACATTGACAACCCGGTATTGGTTACGGGGCGGCGTTGAGGCCGTAAAATTAGGCGGAATTTGTACGGCAGTAGGTGCGCTGGAATTTGCAGTAATAGCCGCAGTAGCGCCGTTTTGGATGAACGCAGGGGTATCAGTCATGTTTGTCTTTCAAGGTTGTTCAGCGGCTCGTGCCTCAACTTCATATGGATTCATTTTATAACCATAGCGCAGTAGCCAATAGCCATACTTGATGGCGTACAGCACCTTGCCATCCCGCCGCATCTGCTCCAAGTGCGTCATTTCATGCCTGATTAAGGCATTGTTCAACTCATACCCTGGCGCCATGTAGATCACGCCCCAAAAGCTAGTCCAGCCCTGAAAACCACAAACTTTCATGTACAGCAGGATTGGGCCAGAGGCAGTGCGAATCATGGTTGGGCAGCAGCCTTGTAAGCAGCCACCACAGCCGCCGTATGCGTTGCTTTGCAAATAGCCTTCACACGGGCGTCCTCGCCGCTGTAATCATCGCCAGGGGCGACAACGTGGCGGTGGAAGATTTCGCTAATCTGTTTGCCATCTTCTAGTATGGCGGTCTGAGTGCAAACTTGCACAGAACCGTTTCTGGTGATTTCAATCAGATCAACACTGATAACTTTTTCAAGGGCCATGATATTTCCTTTTAATTAAAACTCGTAAGTTATTGAAAATGAGATCACATTGTTTGCGGTAGCTGCGCCAATTGGAATGTATGCAGATGCAGTATTGTCTACGGTTTCCACAAAAAAGATTGCAGACGAATGACTTGTTCCATCCATCTCTGAGGCTATGCTTGCGCCAGCGGTTGTGTAATTTACACCACTCAAAACAACTGATCCATAGGCAAGTGTTGCTGCTTTCCCGGTATAGGGAAGACCAGTTATTCGAAGATTTCCTACACCTGCACCAGTAACGACTGCTGCTAATGTAATTTTTGAATTTAAAGTAACTGACCTGCCAATCACTGTGTATGTGCTAGTTTGTGATGCAATTTCGTATGTTCCAGCCGTTGTTGATCCGTTAACGACAGCCGTAAATGTGCCACGCAGCCAAAACATTTCAGCTAGTAGCTTTGATGTGTCGCTATAAGTAATGCCGATAAATGGATTTAAACGAAAACGATTGTCACCAACATAACTGATATAACCTGTTTCTTTATAGATTGGTATTGGGTTGGCGCCTAAATAACCAGTTGATCCAGTTGCTGCAATGTCGTTGTTGTATATTTCAACGTGGTCAGCGTCTTGACCAATAAAAATTGTATTGACGCCGTTGCCTGATCCTGAAATTCTATTATTCCTAATTGTTACATTTTTAATGTAATCTGGAGATGTAGTGTACTCTTTTAGATAAATCAAAGAACCAGGTACGCCCACAAAATCGCTAGTGATACCTAAATCGGAGATGTAGTTATCTTCGATTGACAAACTTTCACAAGCCTCAACATAAATGCCGTATGTAAATCCTTCCAAATAACATTCACGAATACTAATGGCGGTTTTATATGTGGCGCCAGATAAACGAATAGCACATTGATGATCTCTAGCTAATGATGAATATGGGTATGTAGTTGTATTACATTGCAAATTTGTAGAGCAACGATAGATGTTTATGGCTTGGCCTTGGTCAATGTTGATACCAATCGAACCCCCAATAGCTTCGCAACCATCCAAAGTAGCATGACCGCCGTTAATGTCAAGCTGAAACCCAATAAAAGGAGATGCTGTTTCAGGGCCAACCCATTTACATTGACGCACCAAAGTCCCCCATGAACCTTGGCTACCCGATGCAGCACGTTCTAACGCAATGCCGCTGTTGTTCCATCCTTCCATGTGGATGTTTTCAATAACAGCTTGTGGGCGAGTGTTATAAATTGCGTACGCGCCAGTTCCATCACCGCCAGTAATCATAAAGTTGCGAATGCAAAGACCACCGAATTCTGCGCTGATTGATTGGATGCCATTGCCAGCGCCAGTAAAATTTAGTACAGCCAATTGCAGACTTGATGAACTGCTGGTAGGGCCATAAAGTAATTTTTCACCAGTAATAGAAAGTGTTTGTGTTAACTTATAAGTCCCTTGCGGAACATAGACGTTACTACCCGCAACAAGCGCTGCAACAAAAGCCGCATAACTGTCTGCTACTCCTGTTGGATCAGCGCCATAATCCAACACATTAACGGACGCACCGTTAATCATTGAATAAGAAACTTTTGTTAGTGACATGGGGGTAATCCTTATGCGTATTTAGAAAGAATGTAACCCCAATTCACTGTTTGGGTTGATCCAAAATTTTGAGTAATTTTAATGTTTGTACCAGAAAGTGAAATAAGCAAATCTGTATCGTTACCTGTTACTGCTATACGCGCATTGGATCGGTCATAGACAACTACTGCAAAAGAATTAGACCCTCCAGCATCCAAAATATTACAAAACACTTGCAAACAATTTACGCGAACTGTGGTTGGGAGTGCAAATATAGTGGTTGCAGTTGCGTTAAGCGCTGAAGTTGATCCAGTAGCCGTAACTACTGTCCCACCAGTAATGCCTTTGCCAGATGTGCTGACAATAAGGTTGCCTGTGGACAGGGTAACGTCACCTGACAACGTAGGCGTAGCAGATAGCACCGTGTTGCCAGTGCCTGTGCTGGTGGTCACACCAGTGCCGCCATTCACTACGGGGAGGACGCCTGTAATCTGGCTGGCGTTGATAACTGAGGTTGTGGCTTTTAACATGGCGATTCCTAGTTGTAAACAACTTCAATAATGGATGTGTAGGGCGGTGCTTCGCTAAAAGTTACCGTGCCGGTGGTTACGGTGTAGGTGTTGCGGTTTTGATACACGCCGTTGATATAAATAGCAGTAAACCCATCATCTACTGCAAAAGCGGTTGTTGTCCCATTACCAGTATGGTCAGTAACTGACAGATTGCTGCCATTGGTTGAAATATTGTCTACCGTCCAAATCAATACGCCAACGCTGGTGTACAAAGCCAGTTTATAGCTTGCCGTTCCAAGCCACACATTAGCCTCGCCACGGCTGTCTAGGATGATTGGGTTAGTGTTAGCAGTGTTGCCTGTGGAATCGGTGTAGGACGCCAATGGAGTTGTTGTACCGGCAGCGTAGGTGTACAGCTTCCCGCCCACCAGCGGTGCGCCGTTGGCATCAAAGAATTGCAGCTTGGGCGTTGGGGCTAAAGATGTTGTACTCATGCTAAAAACCTCAACTTGTAGAGAGTACGCAGATAAATCTCAACAATGTTGTCAATCAACTGCTGGAGCGAACTGTCAGATTTATCGCACACTTCATAGCGTACTTTTTCAATCTCATCTAACTGGCTTTGAAGAAACTCAATAATGTTGGCCGTTTTCTTGTTGTTGCCCAGCGTAATCTGACCCATCAGGCCATACCGGCCTTGGTAGGCTTCAGCAAAATCATCCGCAGCACCAACAATACGTTCGTAAAAAATATTGAGCGCAACGTGTTTGGAGTAGCTGCGGGTATTCAAATGAACGCTGTGCGCTACATCACGCGCCAGAAACAGCATACCTACAAATTCATTGCCTTTCATTGTGGCATCTCCTGTGGTTGCATTTCCATTTCTGGCATACCAATATCACGCCCTGGCATTTCGTTGATTAGGTCGCCGCTGGTAATCATGCCGTGAATTGTACCTAGCACCACCTCTTGCACCTGATCTGGCGTCATAGCCGCCGACAAGGCAGTCATGCGCTTGGTTTCTACATCGTAGGCTTTGACCTCAGAGTCAAATTGCTTGATTTGCAGGTCTTGCGCTTCCATTGACTGCTGGACGTTTTGCAGCATTTTGTGCATCTGCTCCATTTCCTGCCCCATTGCCTGCATCTGCATATTGGCAGCTTGCAGGGCTGGGTCGTTCTCATCACCCATGAGTTTGGGGTCAATGGTCTTAGCCAGCCGTTTAGCCAACTCATCAGCACCAGGCCAGTCCATGTTCTTGACGAACAGGTCGCCAGCCACGGCCCACAGTTGTGGGTTGCCTTGCAGCAGGTTTGCCATCTCTTCCCGAGTCTCCACCCGTTTGGTGCTGTAACTTGGGCCGGTAGTCACCACAACATCGTACTTGCCGACGTTGGGGTTGTAGATCTTGGCAATCTCAATGCCCTGCTGATCAACGATCTTCGTGACCGGCTCGGGTTGCGACGGGTCGATCCGCGCCATGTTTGTCTCACCGTCTTCGCCAATAATCCGCGCAACCCGCTGGGTGTCGTAGATTTTTGGAATCATGTCCACCAGTTGCCGGGTCACGTACCGAATGGCACGGGCTAGGTTGTCAACATAGTGGTAAGTGCCAACGTCACCCTCGCGCTGACGGGCCAAAATAGCCTTGCCACTGCGCTCGTTGCCACCCATGCCAAGACTAGCGTTGTACTGCCCAGTTGCGGCTTTAATATCTTCAGAAGCCCCCGATTTGGCTTGCAAAAGGCCGCTAGAGGCCATTGGTGGTTGTGCGCGTTGAGGTAGTGGCAGGGTAGCACCAGCACCATCAGTCACATCTGGATTGACCTCAAGGTAGGGCCAGTTGGTCGTATTGGCAGTCTTCCACTGGGTTTCGTACCCTTCAAACTGCCCACCGTAGCCAATAAACGGAGCCTTGGGTGCCAAGGCCAACATCTCTGCCTCTTGGCTTACCCAATAGTTGTACATACGCTGGGCGTCCTTGGCATTTCGTACCAGACCAGAGACATAAATCTGCCCGTCAACCTCAAACTCATTGCCTACCACCCGCACAATGGGGATGTACTTACCCGCCCAATCGCGCTTTTCCAGCACCTCGTAGCCGTTGGTCTTGACCCAACAAACCTTCTCCCGCTGCACAACCCGATTCTTCAGCGGTTTGCCGTAAAGCGCCTTCAATTGCTTGTCATCAGGCGTGTTATTGAACGCCGTGATGTTGTTGGGGTACAGGTTCAGGGTTTCTGCTTTGTACTCTACATAGAAATACTCAGCAATCCGAACTGTCTCGTCGCGCAGCCACTGCGTCAGGTCTTGGTCGCCAATCCCAAGGGACTGCAAGCTGCTGATAGGCGCAGCGTCCGGGTACAGGCGTTCGTACTCGTCTTTCGGCACATCGTCCGTGACAAAGCACCACCGCGCATCTGCACCGCATGGGTCTTGGATAGCAGGATCCATGAACACCGAAAACGAATTCCGAACCCGGCCAATCTTCAGATCCTGGTCAAAGCTGTTTTCGTCGCAATACTCAGTTAGTACCCGGATGTATCCTTCACCGTAGGTCACCTGGTTCTCACAAGCGGTGTCGTAGGCCGTGTCAGCGTCACTGATGTACTCAATATGCCGCACGATGCCGTTAAAGATCTCCGCCATCTCCGTGTTGGCAATCTCATCCGCAGGGATGACCTTACCGCTGGGACGGTTGTGGCGCTGGTCGTTAGTAACCTGGCGAACGTGCTGCGGCAACTTGTTAATAGTCAGGCAGGGACGGGCGTTAATGGTCTGCCCCTGGACGGCTCCGCGAGTTGCCAGTACGTCAGCAGGCCACTGCCACTGATTGTCTGGACTACCCGCCATGAACCGCAGGTCATCAAGTTCGTTGCTGCGCGAGTCGCTGTAGGCATCCACCGCCATTGTCAGGCGTGAGCGCATGGTCGCCAGCATATCGCGCTCGTCGTCCTTTTCCCCCGGCCCACCGCCGACGTTGGCAACCTGACCAACCTTGTTGATGCCGGTGTAGTCAGCCATTACTTTTTCTTACCTTTAGGGGTGGACTTTTCAGCTTCACGCTTAACAGCATAGGCAATGGCTACGCTTTGTTTAATCGGTTTTCCCGATTTTACTTCCGCCGCAACATTTTTACTAAATGCAATTTTACTTGAGTTTTTGATAAGTGGCATTTTGTGGGCCTCGTTCAACGTAATCAAGAATAACATCAATGTGTTTTTCAAACCATCCTAACCGAGTGTTGCATTGCTGGCACAAAACGCCTCGATAAGTTTTTGGTATTTTATGGTCAATGCACATTTTGCTTGCTTTTTGGCCGCAAATTTCGCATTGTTGTGACCGCAAATACGTGGTTTCTTCAAGACTTAGCCCGTATTTTTTCTTGACATCATACCGAAGCTGATTTAACCGCAAGTTTGCAGGCAACGTCCCATTGTTTGCAAACTTGTGTTTCATTATTTCTTCTTAGCCGTCTTGGCCGAGTCTTTGAAATCCTTGGCGCTAGGCGCTGCCTTGCTGCCGACTTTGTTCATCTTCTCGCCAGAGCCAGCCTTGATGCGCTCCTGCTTGGCGTTGATGTTGGCATAGAGGCCGGGTTTGGTAGCCATTATTTCTTCCTTGCCATAGGTTTGTGGAGGCCAGGCTCCATCTTCTTTTCCATAGCGGCATAGGCTTTTTTGCTTGGAGCCATTTTCTTTTCAGCAGCCTCCATTTTTTTGGATTCGCCTTTGCCAAACGGATTCATTTTTTTTGTAGCCATGATTAGCACTTCCATCGTTTAAGAGCCGCCTTGGCGCGTTCGCCATCCTTGGCATTGGCCGCTACCGCACCCATTCTTGCACAAAATGAATCCTTGCGGCCCTGATCTGCCTTGGTCTTGGGGTTAGGCGCAGGAGCCTTCAAGTTAGAGCCAGTGGCCGCATTGTAGACAGCACGGCCCTTGGCAGTCAAACCAGCGCCCTTGGACACCGGCAGCTTCTCGCCACGCCCAACTGATAGAGATACATTCTTCTTTGTTGCCATCACAATTTTTTTCGTTGTTGATACGCACGCTGAGCTATTCGACCGCACTCTCTACATTGCCTACTTCCATCACCGTTGCGGCCTCCAGTTGGCTTAACAATTGTATTGTCAGACGTAAACTCATGTCCGTGTTTACAGTGCGTTAATTTACCGCGCCAGCCGTAATCACCGCGAGATATGTTTTCCTCTAATGTAACCGGGTCTAAATGAGTAGGGTTGACGCAATTACGAACACGACAAATATGATCTAGTGTAATTCCTTTTGGAATGACGGCCACATGGCTTTCGTACATGGTTCGATGCACATATTTGCCGTGTGCGCGAGCGTACCCATCGTGCGATAACGGGCCTTTCCAAAGCCAGCAACCTGTTGGGGCTTTAAAAATTCGGCTTTCAATATCTTTACGAGGGTTCATTCAACTACCCATCCAACCTGTAGATACCGCCGAGTGATCCGAGTACCGCCGAACAGACGGCTCTCTGTACTCCCGATGCGCCACAGGAAAAGCAAACGTCACGCATATTGCATCCGCAGCGTCTGGACTGGCTAAACCTCGGGCTTTCATCTCTTTCTTGCTCTCCAAGAAGATCGTACCCCGTGAATCAGGCTTCATCAAGGGGCTAATCAGGTCTGTTTTCAAAAACCTATCGTGCGGAATACTAGCAGATTTCAACCACGCTTTCATATCCCCCCACATCTGCGCCCTCATATTTCCATACATTATCGGGTTTTTGGACTTGTTTCCAAAGTTTACCCCCTTGATCTTGTACCGCTGCTCCTTAAGCCTATCCACAATCCCCGCCCCCAGCCCACCTTCATCAATCACCACCATTGCAGGCTTGTACTCCTCCATCGCCTAAATGATATGCCCCACCACCGTCATGGTGTCATCGCCTCTATACTTCTTTATAGACACAATATCCCGCCCCTGCCGCACCGCAATCACCGTAGCATCCGCACCAAACCGCGCAGGATCCACACCAATAATGATTGGAGCGCTGCCATCTTTGTATTTCGGTCTTTTCATGGCCTCATCCACCACATCTGACGGTATAAACTGGTCATCCCCCGCCCGTGGGAACTCACCATACACCTCAACGTGCGCCTGGGCACTGTCTGGCCCGTACTCCGCAATGATCCGCTCATAAACCTGCTTGTCCGTCCCCTCCACCGTCCTAGCATCCACCACCTTACTCACCCAAAAGTCCCGCTTTGAGTGAAAAGTCTCGTAAAAGTACCCCGTGTTGCGCCGTGGGTTGCTAAACGCCAGCCAAAAACGATTCGGCGTGTTTTCCGTGAAGAATCCACCAGTAACAGACCAGATCGAATCGTCAATACCTGACGCCTCATCAAAAATCACCAGCACACCGTCAAAATTGTGTACACCAGCATAAGCGTCAGGGTTCTCCGCGCTCCACAGCCGACCCTCCACGCCCCAATACCTCGTACCCTTCTTTAAATCCTGCTCCACCAAGTCAGTCAACCATTTGGCTGGGGCTACTCGGGTGGCACTAACTTCAAACCAATGGCTGTTCAACCCCATAGCCAGCCACTTGGTTATCTCCGCCCAAGTAATGCTGCGTAACTGATTCTCCGAGTTAGCCGAGATAATGGTTGTTGAGCCTATGCGCGTTGACGCCATCCATATAGTTAGCCATGACACTAATGCAGACTTGCCAATACCCCGACCAGAAGATATTGCTTCTTGCAGTACAGAATAGTCTACTTTGCCATTATTCTTTGCAATATGATCAGTAATATCTTGTAATACCTCCCTCTGCCATTTTCTTGGGCCAGAAAAATGCTCCAGTGGAGTATTCTTAACTCCCCATGGAAATAGATACTTAACAAAAGCTAGGGGATTATCTTTGAGCGCAGGACTCCAAAGTACCGCCATTAACTCTTGCTCATCTTCTGGTTTATATATTGTGGTTTGCATGGTGTGAGTATGTTAATAAAAAATAAAAAATGTTTGCGGAGGCTCCGTAGCCGTGACCATTGGCGCTCGGCCCTCCCCCCCCCTACCCCTCGGCATCCTCTCCTTGCACAGCTTGCACAATGCCTGGCAGTGCACGATGTGTAACGTCCACAACGTCTACTAAGCGTGCCTGTGCAGCGGCTAGTGCACCGCTGATGCTGATGCGGGTATCGGACACTTGGACGTCTAGGCGGTCACCGTAAATTTTTGGGGCCAGCTTGGACAAGAACCACTTGCGGGTGTCTACCTGTAACTGGCGCTGTCGGACCATGCCCGGATCGGTCGCGCCATTGTCTAACTTGGCTACAGGTGCATCCGCAAGCTCCATCACTTCATCCGCCAATCGCTCGATCATTGTCGCGCGAGCGCGATCGTATTGCTCCGCCAAGGCGGGGCTAGCTGCGACCGCCCGTAAGAACGTCTGAGCGCTTATCTGATGCCTTGCTGATGCCTTGCGAAGTGATAGGCCATCTTCCACCATGCTAGCGACCACCAATTCCGCAACTTCCGCTCGATCTTTTGTTACGTATCCCATGTTAGTACCTCCTAACTTAATTTACTAACCCAATGGTCAGCAATGCACCATTTTATCCACAATGGTCTTACACAATTGCACACTTCTATAGAAGTGTGTGCATGCAGTGTAAGGGTATACCCTTGTTTTGTCAGAATCTTACACAATGCACAGTGCATACATTGTGTAAGAAATGTAAGGGTAAACACCTACAAAATAGTGCGATAAAGTCTATTGCACTATGCTTGACTGCGATAGAATCTGTTACATGGCAACATCGCCATGCAACAAATAGGATAACACCATGCGCCACACTTTAGAGTTCAAAGAGGGTTTCGAAGCATACGCAGACGGCATCGACGGATACGCAGCTACACCATATCCAGAGATGACTCAGGAAATTGTTGATTGGTTTGCTGGCTGGCTGGCCGCAAGAGATCAAGATCGCGCCGAAGCCTGATCACACTCTTAGCCCATGCTGTGGGCTAAGGGATGTCATCCGGCATCGTCAACCAACAGGAAAACACCATGAAGCAAACTGTCAACCTTGATTCATTCATGCAAGCATTCCATGCATATAACCGCTATGAGCAATTCGGTTATGAGGCTTTAAAAGCATTGTTTGAATACTGCGAAGACGTAAACCTAGATATGGAATTAGACGTGATCGCGCTTTGTTGCGACTACAGCCATGAATCTTGGAAAGGAATTGCATCAGATTACGATATTGATGTTGATGGTGTGACTGATGACGATGAGGGTAAGGAAATTGTCCGCGACTGGTTAAATGAGCATACGTCCATTGTTGGTGAAACCGATACGGGTTTTGTGTATTGCTCTGCGTTTTAAGCGTAACTGACCTAAAGCTCTACGGGTTAGGGCTTTGTGGCAATTATGCCAATTAACCTAAGGACAATCATGGAACACGCAACCGCTATTGAAACCACTACAGCCACCATTGACAATGATCTAATGATCATGCCAGGGCATCTTGCAGCTATTGCCATGTTTGCAGCTAAAAAAGATATCCGGCATTACCTGATGGGCGTATGCATTGACACCGGACCTGCTGGCGCGTTTTTAGTGGCCACTTGCGGCCATGCTATGGCAGTGCACCAGATCGACAATGTGGCGCGACCTGCTGGTCAATTTATCATGCCACTGGTGCCACTTGCCAGCATGGTCAAGGCAAACAGGCGCGTTGGTATCAAGCTCATTCTGCCTGCTGATTTTGCAGGTAAGTATGACAACAATACTCGCGTCAAACGTCAGGTAACGCTCGAATCATTGAAAGGTGAAATTGCCATAGTGCCAGAAATGGACGGCATTTTCCCAGACTGGCGTAGGGTGGCGCGTTATGACGATGCACCATATCCAGACCATGTATTTTATGCTGTTGAATATTTGGCGCGTGTTGCCGATGCTGCTGACATTATCAGCAAGCGTAAATTTTGCGTGCAAGTGCGCCCTGGTGGTATGGGCTGTGGCTTTGCTCACCTAGACCATGAAGGCAAGACTGTTGCCTACATTATGCCACTCAGGGCTAAGCTGGATGAGTTGCCAAGCAAGCCTAACATGACCTACTGATCAAATAACCCCCCAGCCCTTACAGTGTAAGGGTTTCTAGCTATCATTTTAGGAGTGACAATGAGAAAACTAATCTGGACCCTAATTCAAGGTTTAATCGGCGCTGCCGTATGGGGTCTTCCCTTTATTTGGTACTTTTGGAGCATGAAACCATGACCTACGATGACGATTGGCTCGACGATGCCAGGGACCAAGCCCGCCTAATGGCCGACGATGGCCCCGACGACTCAGAACCCGGCATATGCCCTGCCTGCTCTGGCTCTGGTGAAGGGCAGTACGAAGGCACCACCTGCTATAGCTGCAAAGGGGCAGGAGAATGCTAGACCACGATATCACCGACAAAATCCACCACCTGATGCACCTGTACGCATGGTGCCATCAAGAGGCGATGGAGTACCTGTACTATGAACCGCATGACCCGGTAGACTGGCTCGGCACCAGGTGGGAGGTTGAACCATGCTGATGGCCGCCATCTTTGCCGCGCTGCTGGCGCTGCTGCTGAACCTGTAACGATTCACGAAACGATTAGACCGGGGCGCGTACCGGATACCAAGCCCCTTCACAGGGGCTTTATTGTTTCTATCTGCCGTTTGGCATCCTCAAAGCCCCGGCCCACAATCACCCGGTGGCCTATGCTCTCCAGGTAGGCAATCCAGTCACGCTGTACTGGCGACACCACGCCGCCCGTCTCGCGTTTGAGTTCCGCCCATAGCAGCCACTCAGGGACGCATAAATCCGGTACGCCAGGGGTTACGCCCTCGGCCTTCAACGATGCGCCTTGAGAGGCCCCACGATGGCCCCCATTAGGGATAGCAAATATCCTCACGCCAGGGTAAGTCCTGCGAAACCAGGACACTAGGCGGACTTGCTCTAAATGTTCAGAATTCAAAATGGAAGTTCCCACTCCCAGAGGGCGCAGCCCCCAGGTTCGGATGCAAACTCTGGTGGTGGCGTGTCGTTGTACTCGGCGCATACGCCCTGCTCGGTGTAATGGTCGCAAGTAGTGCAAACTTGTGGCACTGGTGCGTTTATGGTAGCGCGATAAATCTTAACAATTTCAGGCTCTGGGTGACGACTCATAATAAAAATCCTCTGCTTTGCATAAAATCAATCGGGTGTTTGGCGCTTTTTTGTTGGTTACATTTTTGTCTCAAAAGCTGGATATTGTCATCAGTATTTGTCCCGCCAATCGCCAACGGGACAATGTGATCTAAGTGATAGTTGTCGCCCAATGGTTGCTTGCAGCATGGACATTTTCCTTTTTGCAATTTAAATAATTTGGTAGATAAATTTTTAGACAAATTTCCACCACCTGCAAGTTCACGGGCGCGGCGATTGTGGTTGTAGTTGCGTCTTGCTTCTGGATTGGCTTTAGCCCAAGCAGCTTGAGATAATTTTCTTACCTCGTAGTTTTTAGCGTACCATTTAGCGCCATATTTATTACATAATTCTGGATTTGCAGCAGTCCATGCAGCATTGGATGCTTTTGCCCAATCAGGATTTGCAGTTCGCCAAGCAGTAGTGCTTGCCTGATGACATGGTTTGCATCTATCACTTTTTGTATTGCGCTCTGTTTCAGTTTGGCATTTGGGACAAAATCTTGTCATGGTGACACCCTCTAATGGTTAAATGATGGTGTCAGTAAGCATTGATTAGAGCAATGCAAGCCTGGCCGGGCCTGTCCTGACATAAGCATTTTACCATTTATGGGAAAGCACTGTATAAAATTTTCCGTCTTTTTTGTACTCAATAATTTTTGGTGGTTGGCCTTCTGTCATCTGTTTTGCAATGTCATGCAAATCGGCAAACGCATAGTCCAAAATTACGCCAGCTTTATAAGCAATACCTGCTAAGTTTTTTCTGGCTTTTTCCCCTGCAAAACCATCGTGCGTGATTGCATAGTAGGAAGTTACCGGGGCATCCGACAAACTGCCGTACATGGTGCAAGTAATCATTTCCTTGCCACTCGCTCGGCTGATGTGCTTGCGCCATGTCCAGGCGGTAACGTCCATGTCAATGCCCTCGTTGCCCATAATGTCCAGATTGTGCAGCTTCAATGCTGGGCGCTCAGGCTCGGGGAATGCCTCACCGCAAGCTGGGCAAACCCTGACCGATAAGGCGCATATCTCTTGGCAATGGTCACACACTTTCACAGGCGCTTCGCCTTGTTTGTCTCCCTTTCTCGGTGGCGGTCGGACTGCCGTTATTGGCCCATGCTGCTCCACCACCCCGGCAAAGTCCAGCACCAGGCAGTCGGTTTTTCCCGGCGCTATCCGCAGGCCACGCCCTGCCATTTCGACGTACAGGCCGGGTGACATGGTAGGCCTCAGCATAGCCACCAGCTCAATCCCAGGCGCCTCGAATCCGGTCGTCAGTACATTTGCATTAGTCAACGCTCGGATGTTGCCTGCCTTGAACTCTCGCAAAATACGATCACGCTCGGCGCTCGGTGTCTCGCCGGTCACGCACTCGGCAATGATGCCTTGCGCCTGTAGTGCGGTGGCAATGTGCTGGGCATGGGCAACCCCAGCGCAGAACACCAGCCAGGACCGTCGTTCAGACCCCAGGCGCACTATTTCAGCAGCCACCTTTCGGTTCTTGTCGGTGGTGTCCACCTTGGCCTGTAACTCGGCCTCGATGTACTCGCCACCACGCTTATGCACCCCGTCCACTTCTAACTTGGTGGTGGTCAATTTGCTTCTCAGGGTTGATAGAAAACCCTTGTGAATGAGTTCCTCAATGCTTACCGGCTCAATCAAGGCGTCAAAGATAGCGGGATCGTCAGTGATGTAGCCATGCCCCAGGCGGTAAGGGCTGGCGGTTAATCCTATCACCCTCACATTCGGGTTTGTCCGATAGATGTCCGATAGAAGTGTCCGATAGCCGCCTTCGTCCTTGTGGTTCACCAGGTGACAATTGTGAGACGCTATTCCATTAGCGAAGTAAGAAGGATGTCCACTGACTTGAAGGTTGAATACAAGTACATGGCTTTCTCGTTTGATACGCGATACACGCGCCACCCTAGGGCCGCAAGATATTGGTCTTTCTTCCTGTCCTGCATTTTCCTCTCGTCGCTGCCATGACTTCCCCCGTCCAATTCGATGCAAATCATCTTTTCCGGATAGCAAATGTCCACCTTGTACGCATTCGGATATGTCCCGTTCAAATGTCCCGCTTTGGTCTTGATTGAATATTCCGCCGTCCATCCTTCCCCCAGCGCATGAAGCAGTGCTAACTGTGGCAAAGGCAGCAATTGCCCGTTTCCTCCACGTTGAATAGGTTGATGCCTGATTCTTTTCAAAGTTTCCCGCATTCGCTTGCGTGCTTCCGCATTCAGCACCGTCGGGTGTAATTTCTTTGCACACTTCACGGAGCAATGATTTTGCTTTTTCCAAAATGGCTCCGACATTGCTGAAATTACTTTTCCGTTGTTGTCCTTCTTCATCCAAGGTCTGAACTCTGCTCCACAAGCAGGACATATCTTCAATGCGAAAAAGAGGCGTTCCGATCTCCAATTGTTCTGCTTTTTGCCATCCACCGTCGGTAAAGATTGGGTGATTTCCAGTGCATTCAAATTTGGTTCCATCATCAAGCTCCACAAGTAAAGTTTCGGCGGCTTGTCGGCAACTAACAGCTTCAACAACACCAACTCCGCGTATATTAAATACTAAGTCACCGCACCTCACTTTGTCAATGTCTATTTGTCCTTTCGGTGTGGAAATCTTGGTTCCAGCAACAAAGCATTCATCTATGATAATTAAGTCAACGTGGCCTATCTGCTTGGCCTTAGTGCGGACTGATTGAATGCCTGCAAAGGTTATCGGTTCGCCTAATTCTTTCTGGCGCAGCCCGGCAGAATAAATGCCCATCGGTGCATTAGGCCAATGCTGGCGCATTTTGTCGGCGTTTTGACTGATCAGTTCACGGACATGGGTCAGCATCAAGATGCGCGTCTCAGGCCAGGATTGCAGCGCGTCTTTGCATAATGCCGCAATGATGTGGCTCTTGCCTGAGCCGGTAGGCAGCACTAGACAAGGATTGCCCTTGTTGCCTGCTTCAAACCATGCGTAAAGCTGGTCGATGGTGCGGGTTTGGTATTCCCTCAACATATCCGACCATCCCATTCCTTCCGCAGCGCCATGGCCATCGGATCAGCAGCCACGCAAGCCTTGGCATTGGCAAGCAGTTCCTTGCTACCGTACACCCCCTCACCCGGTTCACCATTGGCAATGCCCTGCCCGTCAATCTCATAGATTGCAACCCAGTCAGATGGCCCCTCAAGCCGCTTCCACGGCACTAGGTCGGGGTGCAGGACATGAGACTCGCAGCCGGTATGCTGAGACTCAAGCGGCACAATGTCATCCCACTTTGCACAATGCCAAGTCGAATCACTCAGCGGCGTAATGTGGGCGCAGGTACGGCAGTTGACCGGCTTTGTGGTCTTTGAACCGTGCCAAAAGTCATGGCCTGCACACATCTTGCATTCAAACCATGTTGGGTCGGTGCTAATAGTTGGTGGCAGGCGGTCAGTCAGCGCCAGCCGTTGGCCCTTGTCAATGGCCTTGATAGCATGGTCACGATCAAGTTCCAGGCGCTCGGTGTAGATGCGGTCATCATCCTTGCAAACGGCAACGTACAAGGCGCGTTTCAGTTCAACGCCAAACATATACACTTGGCATTGTGTAAAGTGCATGGGCTTACTCTTTGCCACGCCATTCTTCTCAAGGTCGTTGAAGCTCTTGAGTGAATGAGTCTTGAACTCCAAGACGTGTTCAGTTTTCGGCGCACCGGGTACGCCCTTACCGATACCGTCCAGACTGCCCGATACGTGACTGCCAAAGTTCACCCGGCGCTGAGTGCCACTCACGCTCATGCCAATGGCTCTCAAGTCGCTGATGATGGTGGCCTCTTCATTGTTGCCACGCCGAAACAGCCGCAAGATTCGGCCTTGGAACTTCTCCACCACTGCCCAACGAAATGACAGCCAAAGCCAGCGTTCGCAATGGTGGCCTAGCGTAGAACAACCCATATGGGCGCGGGGCTTCTCAGTGCGTTCCTGATGGGCAGCGT